TGCGTGGGTGCTGCCGCGCCAATATACAATAAAATTGTGCCGGGGGCTGATAAAATCCCGTTGGTTGTGCCGTCGGTGAATACCTGCCACGCCGGGCCGACTGTTACTTTTGCCATGATTTATTTACCTGTATTCAATGCGTGAAATATAACGCGCAGACCAGTGCGCGCCAGCCATAGACAGTGTAACGCTGGTGGCCGCCCCGAAACTATAGGCTTTATTCGTGCCGTCGGTGTAATAGACAACGATCCCGGAAGCGCCCGCCTGTTTGGCCACGGTTACGGCAGACGCAGCGCGGGAAGTGTAGGCCGTCGTTTCGTTGATAACCGGCGACGTTGCGAACGGATAGTTTTCACGCTCAATCTGTCCGAAGCCGGTTGCGAAGGTCTGGCCGTCTTCGCTGCCTTTGGCGAACCAGCTAAACACCCAATCACGCACCGCCAGATTGCCGCCTTGCGTCAGATATAGCGCGGGCTGGCCGTTGGCGGCATTACGCCCCAACCAAAGCCGGATTTTTCCGGATGCGGTATTGGTGCCGGGGTTCGCAATGCGTGACCATTTACCCGCTGTCAGGTTGTACGCGGTGAGCGGCACCAGCGTTACGTTATTGATATCCTGCGTTACTGTGTAGCTATCCGCAGCAACAGGCATACGGCCAATAGCGCCCCCATCCGGCGCGCCGGTAGCGTCTCGCGTCAGCTGGTCGCCTACTACGTTGGTGCTTTGTACATCCGCCCGGTTAAGTACCTGCCAGTTGGTAATAGCCGGTTCCGGCTCATGCCTGCCGCGCAGCGTTCCGTCGATCCATTCGCGTGGCCATTCATTCGCAGCCGATAGCGTTAATTTTCCGTTCTGCGCCCAATAGTAATGCGCCGGGCCTGTGTAGGTAACGCGCTGATCGAGATCTGCAGCGGTTAAATCAATCGGTGCCAGATTACCCAGGCGGCTGGCAATTCGTGTTAAGCCACCAGCACGCACGCCCCGGATAGGTTCGATTGTGCGGATAGATTTACCTGTAATCATTTGCTGATCTCCAGACAAGAAAAAAGGGCCACAAGTGGCCCCCTTAATGTAACGCTAATCGCCGATTACTGGTTAGCGATCAGAATGCCGGTCATTTCTGGCACCAGAACGTTTGTACCGTAAAGCGTGGTGAAACGTGCGGTAGTGACGCCGGAAATGTGGTTGAAGCCGTAGGACATAATCAGGGTAGCGCCCTGCTCTGTCTTCGCGGTCATAACCTGCGGGCCTTGTCCGGTAGGGAATGCCAGTTTCGCGTAAATCAGCTCTACGGCACCTTCAGACCAGAACGAATCGACAGGGCCGCCACGGGTGTTCAGCAGCGTCAGGGCTGCGCCGTTAGCCGGGTTAACGGTTACGTTCGCATACGGACGGCTGGCAACGTCTGCGTTGTTCAGCGGCAGGATTTTAGGGCTGATAACTGCCGTGGTGCCAGATACCGCTAAAACACGGAAAGTCTGAAGGCGGCCAGTGTCAGTCTTTTTAATCATGTGAACGCTGTTAACGCCCGCAATGGTGAACGCATCGCCCACTTTCAGACCGGCAGCGGAAACGGTGATAGAGTCCTGGCGGTTATCGGTCGGCGTGCCGTTGATATCCATCGCAGTGACTTTATGCGCCGGTTGCGCGCCCAGCGTGATAGCGGTAGAGGTTGCCGCCGCTACGGTGCCGTTGTAGTCGGTGCGGAAGCTGTCGAAGCTGGCAACGCCCGGAATACGCGCTTTTTCGTAGGCGGTAATGTTCTCTTTAGAAGAGAAGTTACGCAGGCCCAGCGATTTGGCGATTTCTTTGTAGTCGAACGGGTTAAAGAACGCTTTACGTGAGACGCCCAACGGCACGCCCAACGACAGCATAAGCGCATCGACAGTCGCCGCGCCTTCCCAAATGTCATCGCCTTTGTTAGTCGAGCCGAGCGGAACGGTTACGACGTTGGTAGCGCGTGCGGCTACTGCGTCGGCCAGATCGGAGTCGATTTTAGCAGCAAGGCGCTGGCCTGCAGCTTTACCGGCTTGGATCTTGTGTTCCGGGTCGCGCATTTCGCGGGCATCCAGTTTGTAAAGGATGTTCTGCGGCTGTTTAAGCACGGTCGGCACCATACGCTGCACAAGTTGAGTGCCGTCGTATGCGGTCAAGTCCAGACCTTCGACTACTTCCATGTGGTACTGCTGCGGACGGTAGAACACATCGCCAGCACGCTGCAGGGCGGTGTCGTCCGGACGGAATTTAGCGGCTTCCCGCGACGCTACGTTAGAGGCTTCGAAGGCCGTAACGTAGTTTTCGAACATAATTTCTAAATCTTTGGTTAACTGATTGGCCATTCTTCAACGCTCCCGATAGCGATTTTAATTACTTTTTGGCGGCTGCGGCTTTCTGCTTCTGAAGCTGAATCACGCGGGTATAGTCGCCGGAATTTCTTGCTTTATCCAATTCAGCATCCAGATCACGAAGCTGCCCGTTTCCACCCCCGCGAGGGTTAGCCGGTGCGCCTTTAGCGGTGCTTTTACCTTTCGGTAACGCTTTGGCTTTCGCCTCCACTTTGCCGATCAGCACGCCCAGCTCTACAGGGTTCGTAATCTCTTTTGCCTTCTTCAACAGATCCGGATTACGCGCTAGCGCTAAAACAACAAATTCCGGCCTTTCGGCGTGCAAAATAAGTGCTGTCTGAATTTCGCGGCTAACTTCTCCTGCCACAAACTCTTCGGCGTCTTCATACCCGCGAATCTTCAAAGAAGCCACGCGATCTTTATACGCGGTCTTTCTTTCGTCGAAACGGCTCTGAAGCTCAGACTGTGCGCGCTGCTGCTGTTCCGTTTGTGCCTTCACGCGGGCTTCGGTTTCGTGCCATTCCTTAACTTTCGCCTGGAAAATGTCGGGGTCGTAATCAATCCCATCATCGGCCATCGTCGGGTAAGGTGGCAGCGTTGCCGGTGCCGCCGCTTGCTGCTGTGCGGTCGGCGCTTGTACTCCCATGTCGCGCATTTTAGCGCGCTGATCCTTAATCGTCTGCCGAAGCTGTTTAACCAGCGGCGTGTCGCTGTCTGCTCCTTCATCCGTGGTGCTGGTCGGCGATGCCAGCGCTTCACCATCCCAATAAAATTCCTCTTCTTCGTCTTCAGTGCTTTCCGGGGGCTGTTTGCCGCCTTCTTCGCCCTGATCGTTATCATCGGAACCGTCGTTTTCTTCGTCGGTGGTGTCTGGCTTCTGCTGCTGTTCCGGCTGCCCGTAAGCGTCGTTATCAACTGCTCCGCCGTTATCCATACCGTCGAATAACCCGTTATTGGTCTGGTCGTTCTCTGCCTGATTGTCTGTGGTGTGCATTCTGTTTTTTCCTGTATTACGCAAAGTTACGCACTTCGGGGGCGTCGGAAGAATGGCCACGTCGGAATATTAAGCGCAAAAAGAAGCCCGCGCAAGGCGGGCCGGTGTTTTACGCTGTGGCGAGTACGCCCGCCGTTCGAAGTTTGGCCAATAGGCCGTTAAAATCATCCTGTGTTGGTGCTGCGGTAAGATCTGTTTGTGCCGACGCCAGCAGAACGCCGCCCCTCACTGTGCTGGTGGCTTTAGCGTCCGCCAGTGCGCCAATAGCGGTTCGTGCTGCTGGTGCATCCGCAGCGGCTACCAATGCCTTTCCGGTGTCGGTGAAGCCCATAGCGCCTTGTGCTGCAGTCTGCATATCCGCACTTGGGGTATCTGTCGAAGTCAGGGCGCGCCATGTGGCCACCATGCCAGTTAGCACGCGTAACGCGGTTGCGTCAGCCGCCTGGACTACCTGCCGCCCAAAAGTAGACATACCGATCGCCGTCATTGCGTCCAGCTGCGTGGCGGCCGTGGCGATATTGCTGCCGGTGGTGCTCATGCCAATAACGGTTCGTGCGCCTGCCGCGTCTGCAGACATCAGCAGATTGCTGCCGGTCGTCGTAGCCCCCAGCGCCGTTCGTGCAGCTGCTGCAGTTGCGGCGGCGATCAGCTGCTTGCCGGTAGCGCCAGCCCCGATCGTGTCGGTAGTAACATCCCCGGCCTGCAGCTGCACTTTCCACCCAGACCAAACCGGCGCACTCTGGCCCGCAGGCACCGAACGTTTTCGCGTGTACATTTTGCCGGAATCCAGCGAAATGGCCATTTGCGCGATATTGTTCGTGTCGCCCTGCTGATTCCATACCAAAAACTGTTTATTTTCGGGTTGGTTCGCTGCGGCAATGCCGGTAAGAAACCAGCCGGTAGCGTCAACAGTGTTTAAGTCGGTGGCGATCCTGCTGGTGGTGATACCTAACAGGCCGGTAATATCCGAGTTTTTACCCGAAGCTGCCGCGCCTAACCCACTTAATCCGCCTGGCATGTTGATTAGTGCAAAGACGGCATCGCGTGCCGCCTCCGTCACCAGTGAAAACGGCGCGGTTCTGTTCTGCGAACCGTTCCACATCAGGATCAGGTCATTCGGCGACAGCTGGCCAACCTGATTAAGCTCATTCATTCGCATTTAAAAGACTCCCGTTTAAATCCATACCCTGATTATGCCCCTGCTGTTGAGCGCGCAGAAGCTGATCCGCCGATTGGTGCTGCGCCTGTTCCTGCTGTTGCTGGTATTTGGTGAGTAGTGCCAGCGCATCCAGTACCGCTTTGTGATCGATGTTCTGCGCTTCTGCTACGGTTTTTACAACCTGCGCGTCTGTCAGGCGCTGTTTACCTTCCAGCTCCTGCGCGGAAAGCTGAAGTTTCATCTGATCCGTTTGCGCTCTGGCCATCTTCGATTGTCCATCCAGCAGCATTCCCTGCGCGGCAATCATTTCGGCGTCTGGCTGCTGTGCCTGCTGCGCTTCGGCTTCCTGTTGCTGCTGCAGCGCGGCTTTTTCGGCTTCGGTCTGCGGCTGCACCACGCCAGCAGCGATCAGCTGTTTGCGGTTCCACTTTTTAAAGTCTTCCATGCCTTCGCCGTCGAGCGCATCAACCAACATACCCAGCACGATAGACTGCTGCGGCGTACCCTGCGGAACGATTGGCAGAAGCTGCAGCAGCTTGTCGGCAAGCATACGGCGGCCAGTGGCATAGGATTTGCCTACGTCGCTGGTGACTTCGAATTTCGACACGCTCAGATCGTCCAGGCCGATTTGCTGGTTCGTCTCTTTGTCGTAAATCTTGCCTTCCAGCAATGTCACGCTATCCGTTCCGTCTTCGCCGACGATACGAACCGGCTTATCGCTGCCGTAAACTTCACGGGCCATCGCCAGCCAGATGTTACCGGCATGTTTGAGCGATTTAGCCAGGTTATCCATGTACAGGAACGATTGCCCGTCCAGACGCTCAAACAGCGCATCGATCGTATCGGTAGCGATATTCGACGGGATGTTTTGCACGTTGCTGCTGCCGGTAATATCCGGGATGGTCATACTTGTGTACTGCAGCAGGGCCGCTAATGCAGGGCTGATCTGCGTCGGCGGCGTAAACTGCGTAACTGCTGCAGGCGCTACAACGTTGCCGTCTTTATCGCGTAGCGACTTCATAGGCAGGAACGCCGGGCGCTTAACGTTGCGGTTGCTCCAGTGGTGCATCAGGTTGCCGGGGATCATTTCAACGTCAACAATCGGGATATTATCGCCGCTGCTCTGCGTCGCAGTATCTGCCAGCATGGAAACCATCAGGTTTTCGAGGCGTTGAGCGTCGAGCGCGTCAGTTGCGTGGCCTTTGATGCGTTCCTGTCCATCCACAAAGGCGCGATCAGCGTAGAACGGCACCAGCGGGATATAGTTGCCGGGGATGCGCTCTGGTTCTTCCAGCCATTCTTTACCGGACATAATGCCGCAGTAGACGCGACGGCGTTTAACCTTGCGGGATTTACCGGCTTTAAACACTTCGTCGGCTAAAAGCTCTTGCAAGTCTTCGTCGGCCAGCTGTTCGTTATCGTAAATCGCCTTGTCGCCGGTTACGGTGTTTTCATACTCCGTGATTGTGGTCGGCTCTACGCGGATTCGGTAATAGCGCGCCACATAAATTAAATCGTTCTGGTTCCAATCGAAATTCGATCCGTCCTGGTGATCCATCGGTGAACGGTCTTTGCCGGGGTACTGTTCATCAAACGAATCTTTATCCATGCTGAAAATCTCGATAGCCCATAACGCATCCGAGCGATCGTAGTTTTTGCTGTTGGGGTCGAAAAATACGCAGCTGGCCGCGTCGTAAACCGGGTAAAAACCAACGCGGCGATCGTTGTTGCCGGGGTCGAACTCATCCACCAGAGGCGCATCCAGACGGAAGCAGCCCATACCGCCCGCCAGCCCTTCATCATAGGCGTTGTCTAGCGCTTCGCCGCCCTGCGTTTCGTGCATGTCCGCACGTAGCTTGCCGTTCAGCTTATCCGCTAACTCTTCGCTGCTGTTGTAGTCTGTGGGGCGGAATTTGGTGCTGATACGGTTGCGCCGGTACTCCCCGACAAGGCGTTTAATCTCTTTGGCCACCTTGTTAAGCGTAAAGCGTGGGTATTTGTCGAAGCGCTCTCCGCCAAACTCAAAGCCCGCCACTGTCGAGCCTTCCCACTGTGCCTTCGGGATACGCACAAAGCGCTGCGTTTCCACCATTTCTTTTCGCATGGCTTCCGCGCCGCCGAAAGCGTTATCAAAATCGCGCAG